CTACTTTCCCGGTTCTATAAGAAAGGAAAACAAAGTTGCTGTATCCATCCAAACTAAAGTCAGGGATTTTTTTACATGATAGCCAATTCTTTTTTTGTTCGATAATGCAAAATCATTAAGTGGAATAATTCTTGATCCGTTTGATGTTTTTGTGTTGCTCTCACAATATTGCACAAGTTTGCCATTAAGATTTCTGCACAACATTTGATGATTAATATTGATGGTTCTTTCTTCTATATTAATATCATCCCACGTTAAACCAAGAGCTTCACTTATTCTTATGCCACTATAAAGCATTAAACATGCGAGAGGTTTATAAAACTTTGCTTCTGTACAAATATCAAATCTTGCCAAAAACTCATTCTCTTCTTCATAGCTCATTGCATATTTTACTTCCTTTTCAACAGTGTAGTCTTTGAGACATCCATTTGCCGGGTTTTTCATTATACAGTCTGAGTCAACCGCCAATTGTAGTGAAGGTCTTATAATTTTTTGTAAAATAGCAATAGTGCTATTAGCCATATTGTTGTCATGACATTCTTTGTAAAATTTAATAATGTGAGCTTTCTTAATTTCTTTTAGCTCCATTCTACCAAGAAAGCTGTTTTTGATACTGTGGTTATAATAATAAGTATAATTTGAATAAGTTGATTTTGATATATTTGCTTTTGTTTGCAAATATAATTCAATTTGTTGATTTAATGTTATGTCTGTTCTTAATACACCATTTGATATCTCTGAGAGTAATTGTTGTTCCTGTTTTCTTAAATCATTTAATGATTTAGCATAGATGCACTGTCTTTTCTTTCCTATATCAGTCCATCTATACATATATGTGCCATCTTTTCTTTGGCTTTCTCCTTTCTTAAGCACTCTACCTTTGTTATCTTTTCTGTTCGACATATAATCTTCATCTCGCTTTCTGTTTTTATGACAGAAAACCCTTTATATGACACTTCTTTTATATCATATAAAGGGTATAAATTCAATGATTACAATACTTTTATGTTGTTTATATAATCTTCAAATTTCTTTCTGTTTATTAGTTTGTGTGTTCCTTTGTATATTACAAAATCGCATGTATCAAAATTTGTTATTTCTGTAATTTTATCTCTGCCAATATTTGAATATGCAGACGTTTCCTCTATTGTCAGAAGCAGTTTCTGCCAAATAGGAACTTCTATTTTTTCTTTCATATTAGTTTACTCCTGTGCTTCCAATACCACCACGATCAATATTGCCTAAATGCTCTGTTTCCACAAACTGGATCTCTGGCTGAATTTTCTCAATCCTGAACTGACAGATTCTATCATTCTTGTTGATTGTAGTATCTTCCATAGCAATTACAGGCATCATCCAAACATCATTATCCCCACAATAACTATGGTCAACAACACCCATATGGTTTGTCTGAATTACTTTAAAATTCTTATATGTACTACTTCTCGGTACAATATGTGCTTCATAACCTTCTGGCAATTCCATTCCAACACCTAAATTAACTAAATGAAACTCACCTTTCTTCAGATGAATTGTTTCGGCAGAACGAAGATCAATCCAATTGGATTTATTGCCCTCTATGTACTCTAATTTGTCAATTTCGTTATCAAAATATTTAATCTTAATTGTTTCCATTTTCTTTATTCTCCATATCTTTTAATTCTTTTTTCAAATCTTGAATATAATTAATTGTATCACCTAATATTGGATATAAAATTAGTATTACAATAAATGTACCAATCATGATTCCAAGAAAAAATAATAAAAATCTCATAACTTTATTTTTCTTTGATCTCACCGATATAAGCATCGAATCCATTGTCGCAATCCCTTGTTGTAACCATTACCATTCCGCTTTGTACGAATACTGTTTCTACAGTACATTCGACAAGAACTTTATCACCTTTCTTTAATTTGTATAAATCGTCCATTTCCATATTTGTATTATCTCCTTTAATCACAATATAAAATTACTTTGTTCTGAGCAAGAGATTGCTTTACATCAATAACCCTTTGGTTCTTTGAACCTCTGAATTTTAATGATAGATCTTTCTGCTCATCTATATATTCTCCGTCAACGAGTACATCTACATTAGAAATTATTTCTTTTCTCTTTTTATGAATTTCTATAATGCGTTCAAAATCTTTATCTGGAAATGTTGGTTGACAAATTTTTGACATTAATGAATTCCACTCAAATCCTGTATAAAGCCAGATAGTTTTATCAGGATATGAATTACGGATTTGTTTAACTAATTTGAGGACTTCATCAAGGTTCTGATCCGCTAAACATTCTCCACCAAGAAATGATACTCGTTTAATATATGGTCTATCAATTAATTTCATAAATTTATCTTTTATTTCTTCTGTCCATTCTTTTCCACCATTAAAATCCCATGTATCAGAATTAAAACAGTTTTTACAGTGAAATGGACAACCTTGGACGAAGAGGGAGACTCCAACTCCCTCTCCATTAGAAATATCCATAGATCTAATCTGTGCGTATCTCATTATAAATCCTCCGCAATATCTGTCATATGGACATATCTCTCCTTAATTTCCTGAGTACGTCCTTTTCCCCAGTAATTAGTTCCAATATATCCGCAAGTCCTTCTTGCTACATTCATCTTGTCTTTATCTCTATTGTGGCAATTTGGGCATTCCCAAATAAGTTCGCCACCTTCATCAATAATTTTGATTTCACCGTCGTAACCACAAACCTGACAGTAATCAGACTTTGTATTTTCTTCTGCATACATGATATGGTCGTAGATGAATTTATTCGTTTCCAAAATAGCATCTACATTATTTACCAATCCATCTGTCTCAACATAAGATATTGCACCCCCAAGTGATAACGCCTGAAATTCTGATTCTTTAGCGAGTTTATCAAATGCATTAATTGGTTCTTTTACAAATGTATGATAACTGTTTGTGATATAATTTCTATCTGTAATACCTTTAATAATTCCAAAGCGTTTCTGTAGACACTTCGCAAATTTATACGTTGTGTTTTCGATTGGAGATCCGTAAATTGAAAATCCAATATAATGCTCTTTATTCCACTGGTCACATTTATCATTCATAAACTGCATTACTTTAATGCCAAAATCATGACCTTCCTGTGAATCAATATGTGATTTACCAGTCATATATTTTACACATTCATATAATCCTGCATATCCAAGAGAAATACTTGCGTATCCATTATGAAGTAACTTATCAATCTTTTCACCTTTTTTAAGTCTTGCAAATGCTCCATACTGCCATAATAAAGGTGCGACATCAGATAATGTTCCTTCTAATCGTTTATGTCTGCAAAGTAATGCTTTATGACATAATTCTGTTCTCTGTTCCATTAAATCCCAAAACTTTTCATAATCGCCTTCAGATGATAATGCTACATCTACAAGGTTTAATGTGACAACGCCTTGGTTTAGTCTTCCATAAAATTTATAATTACCATTTTCGTCTTTATAAGGTGAAAGGAAACTACGGCAGCCCATGCACGGGAAACAGTTGCCTTCTTTATATTTCTTCATAATCTTCTCTGAAATATAATCAGGGTTCATTCTCTTTGCAGTACACTTAGCTGCAAGTTTTGTTAAATACCAATAAGGGGAATTTTCATGAATATTATCTTCTTCTAAGACATAGAGAAGCTTTGGAAATGCCTGTGTGACATATACGCCAACTTCATTTTTAAGACCAAGTAATCTCTGATTAAGAAACTCTTCAATAATCATTGCAAGCTCTTTCTTATACTCTGTAGTCTCTCCAAGATACATAAATACACTCAAAAAAGGAGACTGTCCATTTGAGTTAGACATAGAATTGCACTGATAGTTAAAAGTCTGAACACCATCTGCTACTTCTTTTTTGGTATCAGATTCTGCATATCTCTTACAATCTTCATCAGAAAATCCCCATGACTTATATTTCTCATAGTATTTGTTGTAACTATCTCTTACAAATGGTGCTAAATGTGTAAGAGTAATTGTAGCTCCTCCATACTGAAGTGACGTAACACCAAGAATAATCTGAGTGGCGATTGTACAAGCAGTAATAAATCTATGTGGTTTTTCAATCATTACCTTGTTAATACAAGTACCATTCTGTAACATATCTTCGAGATTAATAAGTGAGCAGTTACTCATCGCATTCATGCCAAAATAATCAATATCATGGAAATGAATAATTCCTTCATCGTGTGCTTGTACAACTTCTGGTGGAAGTAAAAATCTACGAGAAATATCTTTGCTAACAATTCCTGCCATATAATCACGCTGAGTATTTAATACTTTTGAGTTTTTATTGGAGTTCTCAGTATTCCAATATTCGCTTTCACCATCTAACAGTTCATCAATCTCGGAATCTGTTGTATTCTCGTTTTCTCTCTGAAACTCACGAATACTTCTATATCCTTCATAGGCTTTTGCAGTAAGTCTCTGCTTTTTTGTAATCAATTTATCATAAACCATTGATTCAATATCAGAGATACTTACTTCTTCTTTATCCTTACACTCATTTTCGATTTCATCTGCAATGTCTTCAGCAATTTTTGGTTTTACAATGCCTGAACCATTTTTCATAGCTTTAAGAATTGCAGTTGAGATTTTTGATTTGTCAAAATTAACTTCTGAACAGTCTCTCTTAATTACTTTTGTCAATATGTATATCCTCCTATCTAAATTACTGTTATGATTGCATAACCAAGTACACATGTCGCAATCGCTGCTACAGCTTTCCAATCAATCTCAAATTCTATACAATCTATAATATTGAATTTCATTTTATCTCCTTTCTCAATTCCATAAGAAATCAACCTTTCTTTGTATTTTTAGCATAAGATAGATCAAGTTATAACCATTATTCTTGATTTATTTTAGTTTTATTTTGATATATTTTTATGTATTCATCGAATCCACTATTTTCATTACAAAAATATTCAAAGTTTGTCCAACTTTGTAACTTATCAGGTTTGGCTCTGCTTCGATAACAACTACCTCTCATTGGGCAATTTTCGCTACTACACATTGTAATATCTGGCATATGATTTCCTCACATATTTTTAATTTTTACCTTTAATTTTTCAAGTTCTTTATAATCATCAGATTCATATTTAGTATAATCTTTTACAATCATGTGTGTTTGTTCATTACAGATTAATCCAATAAGTAATTCTCTTTCACGGTTCGAGAAAAAATGCATTTCAAAATTTAATGTTTTGCAATTATTCATAATTTACCTCACAATATTTCCACCTAATTTATCTTCATTACACACTAAAGTTTTATGCAAAACACCATCATCAATATTGGCGTGTGTTTTGACTGATTTAGTATGACTAATACTATATTCTCTGTCTCCAACTGTTACAGTTAGAAATTCATCTTGTTTTGATAACAATTCTCTTGCTAACTGATGTGTTGTTGTAATTCCACTAAAATTAATTTCATTCACCCTCTTCCTATCTCATGTAAAAATCCTTTATGTATTCGCACATATCCATTGCGCATGATTCAACTCTTGTAAAACAACATTTTAACCATGGATGGATTAAGTTATAATCCCCTCGTTCATCATAAGCAATCACAGGAATATTATTTTTCCACGCTTCGTATACTTCAATCACTGATCCAATACTTGTATTTAATCCATTTGTATTTACAATAACAATGTCACTGCCACGAACTAAGTTTAGATCAAATTTCATAACCTCCTGTTCGTTTTGGTGTCTTGGTTCTTCAAAATTGAAATAATCACATGGAGAAATAACATTAGTTTTATAATTTGCCATATCTGAATATTTGTCCAATTCTGCTGCTACAAATTTTCTCCATGTTGTTTGTTCTTCTATACTTAATCCTGCCATTTTACCAGCTAAATAAATTGTTAAGCCATCATTTTTCATTTGTACGCCTTTCTATAATGAAACAATACGCTATTTACCACGTTATCAATATTCTCATCAAAGTTGTTATAAACAATCCTGTTAGCAAGACTTTCTGCATCTTTAAAATCTGATATATCAGTTTTGATACGTCTTTCAGCCTCTTCCTTTTTATCTCCACGAGCAGCTAATCTTTTGTTGATAGTTGAAATATTTGAATATAAATAAATAACAGTTACATCATATCCTAGTTTTTGAATATTTCTGATACCATCAGGTGTAAGAATAATTACAGAGTTTTCGTCTGCTTTTTCATAATCTTCTTTTGCTGATCCATAATACCAAATACCGTCAGCAGTAGTATATTTCTTCCATTCTGCAAAAAAACTATTTTCGATTTTCTGCAAAAAATCTTCTTCTGAAATATAATGATATGTAACATTAGGAATTTCGCATTTACGAATTGGTCTTGTAGTATAAGTTACGACACTATTAAATCCATGATTTTTTACAAGTTTGTCACTAACTAATGTTTTGCCAGATGCAGTTCTTCCCATTAAAATAAGCATTACAAGTTCCACCTTTCATCTAAAATCTGTACAATATGTCCATCTTCAATGACAGCTGTTTTACTTTCCGTAAAATCTCCGTTTAAGAAGTCACTAATTCTAATACTGTCTAAGTCAATAACCTGCGAATAATTCATGTTTATTCCTCCACAATCTTATATTTGTTGCAAATTTCGTTGAATCTTTTGATATAATCCTCATTATCGGTATTAATTACTACCGTTACAGGATGAATAGAAATCGTGACTAATCAAAGATAAGATTTTGCATCTACAACCTGTCTTCCATATTTTGCATCAACATCACACGGAATTTGTGATGAGATTTCCATTACAAAATTATTTAAGTCTGTAAGACTGTCTAAATTTAATACATATTCTTTATTCATATTTTTTAAAATCCCTCCACTTTATCATAAATTATTATTTCTGTTATCATACTTTCCCAATCTTCACATGTGGTTGAGATATCACCTGTGTATTTAACTGTTTTGCTTAAACTTGGTATATCGACAACAAATTCTGCCAATGATCCATCACTGGTTAAAATATTATTGGTGTCAGTATGAATATCTGCTTTACAATCTGCCAATATACATGGAATTACAGCACCGTCTTCAAGGACTAAATCAATATACTGACCAATTTGTGTAGTATATGCACTACCAACTGCAACACAAAAACGCCCATTAACTTGTCTAATTCCATACATTCCTGTATATGCAATTTGTTGAAGTCTATATTGGTCACTAGATTTACTTGTAATATACTTATAAGACATATAACTCTTAATTTTGTTATATGGAGTTTTGTGTGTATACGATACACACTCTATTTCTGAAACCAACTCTTTCCATATAAAATACGTTTGATTATTAATAATTGCATAATTCCATTTGTCGTTATAATCTTTAACAATTATTTTTTCATTAAACGATAATGTCATAACTATCTCAGAATTTATATCTGGCTGTGATCTCACATTAGATGATGTCCTTGTCCATCCAAATTTAAAATCTGATATGTCATTTAGTAAAATATCATCAATTTGTTTTGTTGCGCCTGCTGTTAAATTTAATTCACTACTCTCTTGTCCCCAAATGGGGACGACAGGAAAAGATACAGCAAATAAACATGCTAAAATTGCTAACCGTTTCTTCATTGTTTCTCCTTGTTCTGTTGTATAATGGATTTTGGTTTGATTTGTTACATAGATATATTCTCTGTTTGAAAACAAAGATTAATGAATCATTTCTAAGAATTGATCTTCTGAGATAATGGGAACGTTCAAAGATTTTGCTTTTTGATTCTTAGATGATGTTGAGTTGATATCGTTATTAATAAGATAAGATGTTTTAGAACTTACAGATCCTACTACTGTACCGCCATGAGCAACTATATCGGCTTTCAATTCGTCACGATTTTTATAATGATTGACAGAACCTGTTACAACAAATGTTTTACCATTTAATGTTTTTGGAATTTCCTCTAATACTACATTAGGTGTTTCAAAAGTAAACTCTTTTGATAATTCATATACCCACAACGAATTCTCATACCACCATTTCGTCATTGAGTTCATCATCGTAATACCAAAACCATCAATGGTTAATAACTTTTCTGGTGAGGATTTCATTAAACCAATAAGATTATCAAAATTATCTTCACATAACTTACTAATATCTTTGCTTGCTGATTTTCCAATCAACGGAATAGATAAGCTATAGACAAATCTTTCTAAAGATATGTTGCGAGATTTATTTATAGACGATAAAAGTTTTTCAACTGACTTCTTACCAAAACCTTCAATGGATTTCATTTCATTTTCGTGGTCTGATAAATGATAAATATCCTTAATGGAATTCAACCATCCAAGATTAATGAATTTATCTATTGTAGATTCTGAAAGATTTTCAATGTTAAGTGCGTTCTTACTAGCCGCATGTGTAAGTTTGCCAAGAAGCTTACCATTACAATTATCATTAGTACATACAAGTACTTCTGAGTTATTGTCTTTTACTATCTTAGTAGGCTGACCACATATAGGGCATTTATCAGGAATGAGTTTTTCTTCTTTATCAATAGGTTCTACACTATCAATTTGAGGAATTATCATATTTGATTTATACACATATACCGTTTGTCCACTTGTTTTTATTCCAAGATCTTTCATTACTGAAATGTTATGGAGACTTGCTCTTTCTACAATCGATCCATCAATTTCTACAGGTTCGAATACGGCAGTTGGTGTCAAAGTTCCAAATTTTCCCATTGTCCAATCTACATATTTTAATGTTGTTGGATATGTTTCATCTTTCCATTTAAGTGCCATACGACAATTTTCATGATGTGAAGTAGCCCCAAGCGATTTAGATAATTCTGTATTATTAAGTTCAAATATTAATCCATCAACAGGATATTTACAAAATTCTGGTTGCATTGCTTCAACACAATCTTCTACGCCAGTTTCTATACTTTTTGGCTTACATCTCTGAACTGTTTCAAATCCCATTTTATCAAGTGCTTCAAGTCCTTCTAATTTATGAGTAAATGTTGGAGACACCAATTCAAAAACAATAAATGCCAAATTTCTATCTCTTACAATGCTCAAATCAAGTGTTCTTAAAGTACCACCTGCTAATCCTCTTGGATGCTTGAATGGTTCAAGTACTTCTTTGTTTATTCTGTTGAACTCGTCATAAGAAATGACGCATTCTCCTCTAAGTTCTAATGGCTGGCTACACGGAATTTTCATAGGAAGATTTTTAATAAATCTACATTGCTCTGTTACATCTTCACCTATAATTCCATCTGTCCCACGAGTAATACCTTGAATAAATTCACCATTCTCGTTGTATCGAACTACCAATGTTAATCCATCCATCTTATATGAACAATACCAATCATAATCTTTTAAGAATGATTTGATCTCATTAGGATTTTTTGTTTTCTTAGCACTAAGCATAGGTTTTGTATGTTTTACTTTTTTAAGTTCATCAAGCACATATCCTTGTACATAATGAGTCGGTGAATCAGATAATACAATACCAGATTCATTCTCCAATTTTTCCAGTTCATCATATAATTCATCATACTGTTTGTCTGTCATTATTTGATTGTCATATTTATAATAAGCTATTGATGCTTTATGTAACTGATTTGTAAGTTCTTTTACTCTAGCTACAATATTATTCTTATTCATTTGTTTCCTCCTCTCCACAATATTCTCTTAAATATGTAAGCATTTCTGATTCTTCTGTGAAGAACGGATCTAGTTTCTTATCATTTTGTAACCATCCTAAAAAGTTCATCCAAAACTGACCTGCTCTCCAATCAGGAAAGTATGTCATATGCAATCGTTTTACTTCATTATAGAAGTTATATAATCTATTTGGATCTCTCGTATTAATCATCTCCTTTTCTGAAATATTCTTGCGCCAACTCTCCATATTTTACAGAAAGTTCATTTGTATCTTCCAACAGAAAAAAGTTTTCTTCGCCATAATGTCTCATGATTTTTTCTTGGTTTGCAAGAATATGAGAGAATCCCTTAAATATAAGTCCAATATTTCTATTGTTCATATTTTTTCTCCTATGAAATGAACATTTCTTTCGATTTTAAACCTTGCAAAAGCCTTGATTTTCAAGGGTTTCCAACTTCGGTCTTCTGCCACATGACTTAGTTTCAGTGCAATAACCAACTTCATCACACTTTGCATGAAAAAGATTATCTACAATCCACTTCCACTCATCTGAATATTCTGTTAATGCATTGCAAATATCATTAAACATTTTTCTGTATTCGTGATAAGCTCTACTGCACATCCTTACCCTGCTCATATCAACAAGACTTCTAAGGTTACGCTTATCAACAATTTTTGTTGACATACCGAGAGGTAATGCCATTGCAATATCTTCTCTTGGGACATCACATTTTTCTAATTCTTTTATTCCGTAACAAATATTTGACATTATGCTTTTATATTGCGCAAATGCATATTCATTATTTTGAATTGATGCAGGAGTTACATAATCGAAATTTTCATAGTTGATATAGCGTGTTGATGCTTGAAGTTTTGTAGCCCCAATTACGTGAGTATACCATTCACGAATTGTACGAGCTGAATATCCATCAATAATCATTTCTACATTCACAAATTCCATTACTCTTCCATGACCTGATTTGATACAATCAAAACCACGCTTATAATTTTTTTCATCATCTGTAATATTTGCATTCCAACAACATCCTGCCATTCGTCCCATTAGCGTTATTGGATTCTTTGTTGTTTCTGGTAAAATTGTGATTGTTCCCATTTTGTCCTCCTATATTTTTATTCAAATTATTTTCTATAATATTTTGTGATTTCTTTAATAATTTTTACATTATTTAATAAAGGTTCTCTGTC